TTATATCAAGTCTAATATCTTTGTCTTGGCTATGGCATCCAGCTTCATGTCTTGAAGCCCTTGCTTCATGTATTCCGCCGCCTTTTTGTTGGCATCGTCCATGTCTTTCGCCGCTATTAGAACATAATACTTGTTCTCTTTTTCTTTGCCGTTGTCGTCTACGAAAATTTCAACGAGAGTAACCTTATAGAAGAACTCATCTTCCTGCTTCTCATTGACAATCTCACGTATCTTGCTTCGACTGATTGCAAAAACATCACAAGCGCCGTTATACAGTTCATTGCCTTTTAATTCTACATGCCCGAAAAGTTCATTATCGGTAATGTAATGTTCGGTTACTTCCTTTCCTTCACCTTTCTCGTTGGTTTTGTTGACTTTTAGTTTAAATTCGTATAGCATGATATTGTATGTTTATGGTTTATACATCAGAACGGAAGGTCGTCTTCCTCATCGGTTTGCATAATTGGAGCATCCACCGCTGTAGCCGCATTGCCTGAGCTCTCAAACTCATAAGGTTTGAAGTCGCCCAAGTAAACCTTTGACTTGGCTTCCGCTTCTGTCTTGTGGGTGTCTCGATATTGCCTTGATAAAGATTGTTTGCAGTAGTGGGTTTTACCATATTGGCTCGGCTCTCTGCGTTCATTGATATTAACACCAAGATACACCGCTTTGGCTTTCAGGTTTTCGTCCATACTGACGTACAGGTCGTTTTCCTCTACCGGTATAACGACGCACTTCTTATTTTTGATTGTTGCTATTCCTGCCTTTTCGAGTTTCAGCAAATCAATGCTTCCTTGTAAGTTCATTTCTTGTTAAGTATTTGATTAATCATTTTGTTTGCTTCAGTTATGCGCTTTTCAAATTCCGATATTACTATATCATCCCTTGTTATCTCTACGATGCGCATGTTATGTTTCAGAAACGGGCAGAAAGCAACAAAATCGGCTCTATCTAATCCTGTACAAGCCATTTCAGCCTGTATTTGATGAAAATATTTAGGATTGACCGCTTTCAGGGTGTCGTTATCCTTAACCTCTGCCATGTATTCCATGAATATTTTAGGCAAAGGGCACTTTATTTCCACCACTTTCTTCATCCCGCCTTTGATTGCTATACGGTCGGGAGAAGCGGAGAAGTAAGGTATAGCAGGATGTTGTATGCTTTCACACTCTTCAAGTTCGAAACCTGTGGCGAGCTGGTAGCGTTCGGCTGCGAAGTCTTCAATCTCATGCCCCCAATCAGTATATTTATTGCTGAAACTTACTTGCTGCTGGTATATCTCGAAGTAGTAATCATCTTCAATATATTTGGGAAGAAGGTTTCTTTCTGACGCAATTTCATAGATATATGACATGGCAGTCTTCCCAAAAAGTTCGCCTTTTTTGCCGCTTGTCATGAGGTCGCCTATGCGGCTTCCTGTAAAGTAACCCAACCGGGAGACAAGCCAGTCTTTTGAACCTTGCTCAATCATTTTGCTTAACAGCTTTTTTCATTGCTTCCTTTTTTGCTTCCTTGCTTTCCCGTATTGGCTTCATTAATTCTTCTACTGTGGTGTCGCCATCTTTAAGCGATTGTACTATTCCAAGAAGCAGGGCAATTTCGTTTGCTTTTATTTGATTGATGGTTTGCTTTCCGCATAACCTAACCACTTCTTCTTCCGTTATTGCGTATTCGTCAAACAAGAAGTCTATTGCTCCTTTTCTTCTCTTGATTATTTTTTCCTCATCAGACAAATCGCCAGTAATGAATTTCTGTGTAGCCTTGTACACCTTTTCAACAACAGCTTTTGGAATAACGGCAAATACAGCGTTTCTATATGCAATGCTGTTTGCTGCATTTCCGGTAACGGTAATCATATCATTACTAAAACGGGCTCCGTTTTTTCCTACAATGCTTCTTCCAGATTCGAAAGCCGAAGCTACGTTTGTTTCCAAATCCCAGCAAGTACCTCTACTAATTATCTGTTTGTCGGTTATTTGAACAACTTTTGCTTCTGTTCTCATGTTTCCCCAATTGGAAACGATGATTTTAGCAAGGTGTACCGACGGGCCGGTAATAGGTTTACCGCCACGAGGTAATGCATATCCACAACTTTGAGCCGTTTCAACATCCATTGTCGCCATAGCAATAGAATTGTCAATGCATCTTTTGATACTTCTTGGATATTGTTTGGCTGTCGCCACTTGGCTGTCAACATTGGCACGTTCAACGGCATCAACCTGTACGATTTGTACATCCTGCGCTTCTACCGGAAGTACTTCATAATTTTCTAATCCCATAATATTATAAGTTTTAAATTCAACAATATCTTGATAATCCCTGACTAACGCAAAGCATCATCCTTTCATCTTCGAGTTCATCAGGCGTGTAGTCATATTGACTGCATTCGAGTTCCGTGCGCAACTCCTCGATGTCTTCTTCTATAAGCTGAATGATTTCTTCTTTTGAGGAATACCCATACTTGGGAAGATAGTCCAAATCGCAGGCTTTTACCTCGTTCAGCTCTTTGTACAGTTCTTCCAGTTCGTCTTTCATCGTCTTATGTTTTTAAACCGCCCGCACAAGGTTAAAGGGAAGCGGTGCGCACTTCGCTTCTCTCACGGCTTTTAGTACGGTAATAGCTCTGACCTTTTCTGCGGCTGGAATAGGTCAAACCTCTATGATTTCAAAATTTCCTTTTTTTGATATATATCTTATGGCTATGTAATCTTTGACTATTGCATAACCGGATTGAGGTCGGACATTACCTGTACAATCCTCTACGTAGGAATTGTCGTAGGCTTCCACCGTTGCACTGCCGCAGGCAAATGAGACTGTTCTAACCTCATGGGTATTCCTGATATAAATACCGGCTTCCGATAACTCCTCTTCCGTGAAGTTGTCTTCCAGGTATTTGGCATCGACAATCTTTGCACTCCTCAAAACCCAAAACCAATTTTCAGTAATGGCTTTTAACAGGTCGGATTTTGTATTACTTCTTAATCCCATTGCATAGCCAGCTTGACATGCGCCAGCATTTTTGGCGCGGATTAATAGTTCTTCTTTTAATTCTTCAAATGTTTTCATATAATTGTTATTAGTGGGTTTCAAATAAAAACCGGACTATCTTCACAGACCGCCCGGCTACGACTAAACAAATACTTCATCTATAGTCTGGAATGCAATAACGCATGTCCTAACTCCGAAGGAAAGCCTCTATTCTCACGAACGGGGGCTTGCCATGTCTGAAAACAAGGTTCGTGAATGAACCAAATACCAACATTGTATATTTTCTACAGTTTTGCTCCCGTGAGCGTTCCGATGGTAGCCTTACTACTCTCAAACATCTATTGAGAGCCACGGGAATTATTTTATTCTAATTCTTGAATTTGTTTCATTATATTGGACACCTCATCTGCATTTACATAACCAATTACATCATCTGTGATAGGAGTGTCATAACAAAGAACACCTTCTTTAAGGATTCCAACCTCATAGGTGTCTATGCCGTTAGAATAGAACATATTTCCTTTTACAACACTTATTCCATAGCCATTATCAAACCTCATTACAGCGTGTTTGGCTTCCATCCACTCCTTGCGAATTGATGCAGGAAGGTTACACGCCTCTTTGCTAACTGAATGTGGATTAAACACCAAATCTTCAAATGTTTTTATTTTGCCCATATCATTTAATTTCAAATATAAGTGCTCCCTTCAACGCAACAATACGTGTTTGGCTTTTCAGCGTGCCCGAATTTTACGGGAAGGGAGTATATATAATAAGCGTGTACGGGCGCCTTTCATTACCACCGCATACTTTATACCGATTTAAGACTGTATCGGACGCTTATGTTGTCTTTATGACCTTTGTCTCTTGCGATACGGGTGCCCAAACCGCATACTCTCTACCGTAGGACATTTCGGTGCGAAGAGACAATCACGATAACCAAGCCTATACGGAGTCCCCGCGTTTCCGCTATCCGTAATCCTCGGTTATATTGAAATAAGTCTAAATATCAAATACTTAAACCTTATTTCACATTCAATACGTCAAAGAACTATGTATTTTGCTCCCTCTGCACGACTCGAACGTGCGACCTTCGCTAACCGGAAATTACCGGATACTAAACCTTCGAACAAGTAACCATAGCGATGCTCTGCCTGGCTGAGCTAAGAGGAAGGAGCGTTGTTCACACAACGCGGTTTTAATAGTCAAGGCTGTCGTAATACTGCTTGTTGTTCATATACTCGGATACTACCGCCGACTGCGAACTGTCATTTATCTGGATACTGATAAAGTCGTACTTATCAGAACTCATTCCGGATAACACATCGTCGTTGTATTCCACATGGCCGCTGTATATACATCCTGCCATTACCGCAATAACTAAGGCTATCCGAAGTGCAAGCCGAGAGGCTCTGTTTAAATCGTAGGTTTTCATATTGAAGATGATTTAGTGATTCTATCTTATTTCATTTATATCGTTTTGGCGGTAGAAAACCTTTCCGCCTATTTTGATAGGGATGAGATAACCTTTTTTGCTCCAATGATACAGAGTTGTCCGATTTACTTTAAGGACTTCCGCTACTTCTTTCAGTGGAACCAATTTGTCATCAGGAGTTGATCGTATATTAGCCTTAATCTCCTCGTCCCATTCCAGAAAAGCTTTCTTTAAATCTTGTACACTAACTATGAGAAGCTGTTGACTGGAAGAGCTATTTCTTATTATTTCCCGAATATCCATAGCTTTATCTCCTATTTTAGTCTGGTTACTTCGAATCTTTTAGGCTTTCGTCCCGGCTTTACTTCTTCTTTTTTTATCTCGAAAGTGGCTATACCATCACTTTTTATATTTGATGCTGTTACTTTCGCGCTATTATAGTTCATTTGAGACATTTTAAATTGCTCCGTCTCTCCAACTCCAATTGAAAGTAGGGTGTCTCTGACTTTCACCACTTTAAATATATTTTTTCTACTTTTTTTTACGATTATATTATCCATAACCATTAACTTTGTAGCGGTTAATTAATTAACTGATTGATGATGCAAATATACTACATAAAATATGAACTACAAACATTTAGTTCTAAAAACATGTAGCACAAACATTATTTAACAATAGGGGAAATTATACCTTATATATATGAAGAAAGAGAATAGAAATTGGATAGCGTGGATAGCACTTGGGGTAAGTGGCATTGCAATAATAGTAAGTGTTATTGCAATATGTATTGCATGCCCTCATATTCCAGAGTTGGGTTTTGACTATCAAGGAGTGGTTGTAGGGGTATTGTCGCTTTTAGTTACTACATTGATTGGCTGGCAAATTTATGAAGCGGTGCATTTTAAAGACATTCTCAAAAAAGAGGTATTAAAGGCTTCATCTGAAATCATTGAAGCTAATAGAAAAACTCTTTTAATATCTCAACTAAATAGCCTTTATGGATTACATGAAGGGGCAATTAGAAATATAGATATAAATTACATGTTATCAACTTTAGATATAATGATGGATATAGTAATAGATTTGAGAGATAAAGAAAAAGCTAACATGATATTAAAAGCCATATCAGACCTTCATAGATTTACCGGAGATATTAGAGCAGACAACTCTAAAAAAAATAAATATAATGCGATAAGAGAAAAAATAAAAGAATTAGCATCTATTTCAGATACCGCATTTGATGTCTATAAGAACACAGCTATTTAGCAAATTAGCGTTTCATCAATATGCTTATATAAATTTTCAATTTCTTTTGTTTTTTCATTTATACATTCTTCAAAATATTTATTTTGAGCGTCCGAAGCAACTTTTATTGATTCTGTAATAACAGATAGCAGTTCTTTAATAAGATATGTTGTTATCATGGCAAATAAGAAAGCGACCAGCTCCAAAGTTGCGGTTTGGATGGTCTGATTTAACAAAGTTCCGCAACAACTTAGTTCTTTGAATTAGTTATCAATAAGAGAATATAAAATATATATAATCAATATATTAAATTTAAACTTACTCGACAAGGGGCTGGAGGCTCTGCATAGTCTTTCCTTTAGGGATTTTGTCCCTTTTGCTATGCAGGTTAAAACTTCCTCGCGTAAGTACGCCGTTTGTCCCGGCCCGGTCATTAACAAGGTTAACCGGGTTCTCCCGTATTTCGCTTCACTTGCAAGCTGCGCACGCATCGGGATTTAGTCTGCGTCCTACTATTTGCGCTCCCTCCGAGTAGGTTTACTATGCCGTCCGGCGGTATTCTCAAACGGATAACTACGGCATAGGGATATATAAAATATCCGCTTCATCTGCACATGAAACGGATATTCATATATGTTAAACCTCTTGCGAGGGATGTTTAACCAATTTTGTATCGTACACGTGCAGGTGTTACGAATGCAAATATACTACATAAAACAAGAAGTATGCAAGAAGATGAAGAAAAAAATCTTAGCGATTTATCAAAAAGATTTCTTTTGGTGATTTCCGAACAGTATTTAAATTTGAGTGGATACAAATTGAGAAATGCGGGTATTATTTCCAGTCAATCCACTTTAACCAGCATCAAAAAAGGCATTCAACAGCCAAGCAGGAAAACAATTGATTTACTTTGTGAGAAATACGGCGTAGATAAGGCATGGCTTTATACAGGAGTGAGGCAAGATACATCTGAAGTTTCACCAGTATTTTCAGAAAGCGAAGAAAGTGAGCCTTTTACCGTTAATCATAATGGAGTTAAGTTTTATGAAGCTTCTAATGGGTATCGAATGGTGGTAAAGAGAGTTCCTTTTTGTGCTTATGGACGATTTATTAATGAGTGTAATACTCTTGAACCGGATAAAATGGAGTGGGGAGAGGAGTCTTTTGAAGTGCCGCAAGTTGTTCATGGTAAATATTTGGCTTTTGAAGTTAGAGGAGAAAGTATGGATGATGGAACGCGAGATAGTTTTGAAGAAGGGGATACAGTTTTAGTGAGAGAATTGGATAGGCTTCATTGGATAGATGGGGTAAGGTTTAAGGACTATCCTTATTGGATTGTCGTTTTTGACTCGTCAATCCTTATTAAGCAGATTGTATCCCAAGACTTAAAACAAGGGACAATCACCTTTCATTCTCTTAATCCTTCTCCTGAATACTCTGATTTTACTTTGTATATGGATGATATTAGGGCTTTGTATTATGTTTTACAAAAGAAGCCTAAGATTGTGAAATTTTAATTTTGATTGCATTTAATACATTGTCAAATATTTTATTAAATACTATTTACTAACAATTTTAAACATATAATTATGGAAAATATTGCATTTTTTACTTCAATCATTATTATTGCATTTGGTGTATTACAAATCATCCTCTTCTTCAAAGTATGGGGAATGACTAATGATGTAAGAAAAATTAAAAATAAAACTGTTAATAGTTTTAATGAAGCTCATAAACAAATTATACTTGGAAATAAAGATAAGGCTTTTGAAATATATCAACGCTTATATGTTGAGGAATTAATTAAGATTTCTGAATTAAAGCTGGACTTTGAAGAAAATTACCCTAAGTTGGTTGAAAGATACAAATATGAATTATCTAAGTTAGGAGAAGGATATAGTATCGATTTCTCTGAATATAACGAAATTCATAAGATAAGAAGAATAACAGACTAACAAAAAACAAACGTGCTATTATGAAGAAGATTTTATTTTTAATGGCGATGTCTATTATTTCAATTTATTCATTTTCGCAAGAGAAGGTATTATTCAGATTGCAGCAAGACGGAACTTTCTTGTCGGATAAAAGTGGAAAAAAGTATGAGATTGTTTTATTTGAAGGTGTCTCTTGTGATAAGTTATATATAACGATAAAAAATAATATCAACTCTTTATTCAAAAAGCCCAAAGAGGTGATGAGTGAAGTGGAAAATACTTCAATATCAATAAGGGCATATAGCGATGCCATAACTTGTGATAAGCTCCCATTATGCGCTGTTTCTGTTTACAGTGGATATTATAACCTAATGTTCCATTTTAAAGACGGGAAAATAAAAGTTGATGCTCCTATTATTGATGAAACTATATATGAAGGATTGGAAGAAAGAAATTTTTCGTATATAGCAAGTGGATTTTTCAAGAAAGGAAATGTAAATCCTAAAAAGGAGAAATACAAATTGCTAACCGAAGACCAACTAAACGTTATGATAAATAAAATACTCGGTTTCGGGAATGATACAGAGGAAGATGAATGGTAAAACGAGAATTGTTTACCTATTTCCCATAACAGTAAAATAAAGAAACCTTTTTGATTCATGATATACGCTGGATTACTTTTGCCGGTTGCATCTTCGTAAGTCGTTGAAACAAAAGCTAAACGCATTTTTGCGTTGAGTGATTCATCCTCTGTATTAAGAATATTATCAATGCTTCTAACCGATAAAACGGAGAGTGGTTCATAAAATATTTCTATTAAGTTTCAAGAGGTGGGTATGTTGCCAATAAACTATGAAGCCGCCATGAGTATTGGCGGCTTAGTTGTGCAATCAGGTGTAAAACCCAGTTTAATCACGCTTATTGCGCATTATTTACTTGGCATTCTGTGCCTCTTTCTTGTCTTGGTGGTTGAAATAGACTACTCCGACAATGGCTATTACTGAAACAAGCCCGAACATTACTAAAGCTTCCACATTATTCATAATACTTCTCTGTTGAATTTATGTAGGTATGGTTTATCTAAATCACTTCTTTTCAAAAATGCGTATTTAAAAAATCTATATCCTATTTTTGCATTTACAGTAAAAACCGAGCAATAAAAATATAATGCTTCTCCGCCTTCTAAATGACCTATTTCAGTTGGAGTGGTAATGCCTGCTACATCACAATCCTTATTGATGTCAACGAATTTTATTGTTAGAATATTCTTGTCTGATTTCATTTCAATACGCGGGTTGCTATTATTTTCTTGAACAAACATAGCTCTAAGAGTTATACAACTCTTTTTACCTATAAGTTCAATATCTACAGCTTCATCGTTGTATACCAATATTTCTCCATTCTTAATGATAGTATAATCTCCTATCTTTTCTTTAAATACTAAGTTCTCCATAACTTCTATCTCATTCTTGCCTATTTTTGCTCTTATTTTTTATAAGTAGCTGATTTTCACCAATGGGAATTTTTGACCTATGGTCTTTATCAAGCCACATCTTTACCCAAGAACTTATCTACAAAGTAAATCTGCCCCTTGCCAGTCACTTTAGTAGTGGTAGTTACCAATACAGAGCCATCTGGTTTAGTGATTGATGTTTTCTTCAATTCAAAAAGTCTCAATTTCATAGCCTTTTGTGTTGGCTGATTGTAGTAGTCACCCTTCTGGCAAAGATAACCATTCTCACGCATCCAGCTAAACAAACGGTTTTGACCGATATTCACTCCATTTTGTTGCAGTATCTTTGCCAATTCAGCAACCAAGCAAGAACGTTGAGAAGCTGAAACGGCATCAGCAAAAAGAACTTTAGGTGCATCTTTCTGAATCTTCTGTTCTGCAATTTCTGCTTTTTGTTCAGCTTCGATACGTTTCTGCTTTTCTTCTTTCAAGTTGGTTGCAAGTTGAATCAGGAAATCGGGTGAGGTCAAAGCTTTTTCAAGTGTTTTTTGCGTCATGTATGCACCATGCTTGCGGATTGAAGGCAAAACTTCATCGCAAACCCAATCTTGGAATTTTTCAGCGTCCGGTAATTTGGATTTCATTGTCAACCGATAAACTTCACTTTCTTTGCCATACTTTATAGCCTGTACACCACTTTGGGTGGGGGTTTCCAAAACAGTAACCCCCTTACAATGGTCTATAACAGCTTTAGCAGGATTTGAATAGCCAAGTGCTTTAGCTACATCTGCCAAGCAAAACAACGGTTCTTCATTCTCATTCATAGCAATTCTTACTTTTCCGAACTGCTCATTTTGGAAAATCTGAATATTATTCATACTTTTACGCAGTTTTTAAAATTGAACCCCACCAAAGGCAAGTTCCTCACTTCTTACCGATGGCGGGGTTTATACTTTTTTAGCCGTGAGGATGGCTGCATTATTTCTGTCTGCGAATTTATCACTAACCGATTGCGTGACCTAAAAAATGTCGTGTGCAGAACAAACAATTGGCAAAAGGTTTGTTATTTATAGAAAAAGCAACCCCTAAATGTATAGAGGCTGCTTGTAGTGTCTTTCTTGCCAACCCGCCAGCCGTATTACTGGCGGGGTATCATAACGTGAACGTTGGTCGAAACCTCAACGTGCATCTTACACTATCTGTTTACGCGGCAATCATTTCCTAATCTTTTTTTCATTTCGGCTATTGAACTATCCAAAGCGGCAATCATCCTCTCATAGTCCTTATGTGATCCGGCTACATTATTCGCTATCACATTGCCAAGTTCCTCGATAGAGGCGCAAATGTCGCCTACAAGTTGTTTGTTTTCTTCCATGATATTAATAGTTAAGTTAGTCACCTACGTAATGAGAACCGAAACGCCCTTTGCTGTTATTGGTATAGTAAGCGGATGCCGGGATTGACAAATCATCATAAGCACTGCGCTTTGCAGGTTCGGCTAAAGAAACCTTCATAGCTTCTTTCTCTGCGTTTATCACTTCCTCATCAGACACACGCTTCTTTTCGTTAGCCCAAGCAAGTTTAAGACAGTCCGCCCAAGTCTTTACTCCATGAGTGAGGGAATACAGTTTCATGTACTTCTTTATCTGGTGGGCGGCTTTCATTATCTTGCTTAAGTTGTAGCGTTTCATAATTGTATATTTTAATGTTGTACATCAATTTTATATTGCAAATATAATGTAGCAGATTAATATAGCAAAATAAAACAATAATATAACGCATCAAATTAACATTAATTAATTATGTAATACATTAAATATAGGGATGAGTATTGTACTTTTGTATCATAACTAATTAATGCACTACATTATGGCAGAATTAAGAATAAAAGAAGTGTGTAAAGAGAAAGGTGTTAAAGTCATGGACTTATCTACTATGATAGGTGTTTCACAGACAAACACAAGTAATATAATCAATGGAAAGGTAAATCCATCGCTTGAAACATTGGAGAAAATCGCCAGTGCCCTAAACGTTCCTATGTGGCAGCTATTTGCTTCACCGGAAGAGGTTACCGGGGATAACGAACTTACAGCCCTTATCCAGCACAAGAAAGATTTCTACAAAACCGTTACAATAGAGGAACTAAAGAAAATTGTGACTGAAATAGAAGAAAAAGCTGATTAAAGTTGTATTTATATATAACTTTTATTACCTTTGCCCCATGAGAAAGATAATCGCATATAGGAATTATTTCAGTGACTTTATAAAGAAATTGTCAGCAGACGAAATAAACAAGATTCGTCGTGCGTTGGACTTATTCAAAGTGGAAGATAAAATGCCAAGACATTTTATAAAGTTCATACGTGACGGCGTTTATGAATTCCGTGTAAACTATGGGAATAATGAATTTCGTATCTTTTTCATATATGATGGTGATACTGTCGTTGTTCTCTTTAATGCTTTTAAGAAGAAAACGCAGAAAACGCCGGATAATGAAATAAAGAAAGCAGTAAAATTAAAGGAGGAATATTATGCAGCTAAAAGAAATCAGTAAGGACATTTACGATTTGGATTCATGGTTGGATGAAGGATTGGGCAAAGAGGGGACTCCCGAACGTGAAAAGAATCGTGAGAAGGCATGGGAAGAGTATAACGCTCAGATACTATTGGATGCACGCAAAAATGCGCGTCTTACACAAGCTGAACTTGCTAAACGAATCGGTGCGGACAAAGGCTATATTTCAAGGATAGAACGAGGCTTGACCGTTCCAACTGTTGCTACCCTTTATAAGATAGCAGCAGCTATGGGGTTAACCGTTGAATTGCGTCCTGCTTGAAAAATAAACGCAGGGCTCAGATTTATATCAAGATAAACTGAGCCCTGAAACTCCTTCTATTTATAGATGAGCGCTGCAAATATACGCTGATATATTTGAATATACAACAAATTTTGCGCCATGATTGTTTATTTAACGCCATGATATAAAATTAACATAACTATATTGTCAGATAAAAAGAACGCTTTAGAACTATTCAATCAAAGAAACCACCTCTTTCTTTATCTCATCGTCTATTTCCCTATATCGGGCAAAAGCCTTGCTACCTTCCGTGTGCCCTGATAATGAACCGACAAGGTTCGGGTCTTTCACTTTCTTATATAGATTACCTATGAATGTTCTTCTTGCCATGTGAGAGGATGCAACTTCGTTTATCGGCCGTTTCTCCTCCTTGCCAGTGGTCGGATTAAGAACAGTAACCATGCGGGTTATATCGCAACATTTGAATATTTCTTTTATAGCATTATTGTATTTCTGAGCCGAAATAAATGGGAATAGTTTTCTTTTGTCACCTACTTCCTTGTATTTGTTTATAAGGGCTTTTGCACGCTCATTTAATGGTACACGCACGACAATCGGACGTTCGTCACGTGTCTTGTGTGGAATGTACTCTATGGCTCCGTTGATGATGTTCTCCTCTGTCATTTTCAACAAGTCGGATACCCGGCATCCTATCAGGCATTGAAAAATGAATATATCCCGTTGCGTGGCAAGGTGAGGACGGTTGGATAAATCGAAATCGGCAATATGGTTACGTTCTTCTAGTGTCAGATAGAACGGAGTACCATACTTTTCTGTGGTAACTCCGTTGTATTTGTCAAATGGTCTATTATCCGTTATTCCCTGCTGATTGCACCAATTATAGAAGGCGCGGAGTTTGTTAAACAATGCGCATATTGTATTATTCCCTCTCGGCTGTGGCTTAATATTTTTACGGGCGGCATGCGCTATTGCAGGGAACGCCTCATATATTTGGGGATATTCCTCATAAAGTATATGTTCGTTTCTTAAAAAACTTTCTATATCTTCGAGGGTGTCTGAGTTTATTTTGTCTATATCCAGATTAAACTCTTTTTTTTCATATATAGCAATAAACAGTTCATATCTTTGTAATGCACGAACAAGCACGCGAAAATTCTTATCTCTTACTTCTGATAGTTTCTTTTTCTGGAGGTAAGATTCTATAATGACAAAGAACCCTTCTTTTTGTACTTGGTATTTCTCTGGGTGTATTTGCCTATCTACGAGTTTCTCCAGTTCTTCGCTGCTGATTCCGGGATTGCTGTCATATATGGATAATAATAAATTCTTCCGTTCTGTGATAGCGGTATTTAATCGTACGCGTTCATCTGTTCTTATAACGCTCTTTGATTTGTATTGCTCCCGTTTATCGTCCCATAAAGCAGGCAACACAACAAGCTCTGACTTATGGAATAACTGTACTTTTCTTCCACTGGATATTCGGAACCTTATATTTGCTTCCTTATCCTTTTTGCCTGTTCTAATAAATGCCTTTACTGTTGTCATGGTTTTAATTAATCGGTTGTGCAAATATAGTGTTTTTGCACAACATATATGCAACTTGATAAAACTCAATGCAACATTATGATACAT